CCATGGCAGTGCCGAGAACGTCGACACTGACCTTCATCTCACGGGTTTTGGCTTTAGCCCTGTCAATCTCTTGAACGAACTTTGCGCTCTCTAGGCCTAGCGCGACTTGCAGGGCTGCGATTAGCTTACCGGCCATTGTTTCCCCCTAAGATGTCTAAAAACTCTGACTTGAACCCTGGCAGACTTGTAAACGCCAGGAAGTCTCGCTCTTGTCTTGTCATGTAGTTTGGAGGGATGAAATACTCCTCCAGATGCGGGAAAAACTCTCGACTCTTGATTGGGTTTTTAGATAGCGCGTTGTAAACAATCGCCATCAGATGCGAGATCAACATCAGGTTTTGTCTCGCGCCAATCATGCCATCGCGGTACATCAATTCTAACTCTCGCGTGGTCACTACATCAAGACTCTCTATGACTTCGAGAGACTGACCGTTAAAGATCATTGCCGCCCGAATCTGCCGATATAGTGACCGCTTTAGTTTTTTTCGACTTCCTTGTAGTCTGGGTTTACTGCCTTTTCGATCAACTCCGTCAGATGCTTAATCTGCGCTGGAGAGAAGGCTTCGGAAATATCTTCGTACGAAAGCGCGAACAGCTCTTGCCCTTCCTCGAAGCCAACTAAGTTGATAAGCGCAATCTCGCGCATGATCTCTTGGGCTTTGTAACGCGACGCTTCTTTTAGGCTTCGGCCATCGACCACAATGTCATCGTTTTTACGCTCAACCTCTACAGTCTTATTGATCTTGTAGAGCTTTTCGAACGTATCGACTAGCTTTGTGTATTCCTGTTCTAACAAAGCATCAGGAGGGTTTTTGATCTTGCCCTCAAGCTCAAGCATTTCCTTCCTGGTAGGAAGATAGACCTTTAGCGCGTGACCAGCGAAATCAATGTCTGAGTATTTCTGTCTTTGGAACGAAGAACCAAACTTGTCTTGTAATCTCATTTTCTAACCTTTGCTCGTTGTTTTGCCGCCCAAAGATCCATGTGAGCGCTCATAAGAGACGCTAGCCGATCAAGCGCGGAGCTTGCCATTGATTGGAAACTGTTTCGTATAAACGGCCTAGCAGGAACTTCTGCCGTACCGAATTCTATAGCTTCTGCTGCCGGCCTGTACTCGCCTTTAGCATCCCTGTAGCCAACGCCAACATCGACAAACCCAAAAGCAACTGTGTCGCGGCTAAGATACTTTTTGGATTTGTCTTTACGCGTTGCAACCTTTGCGCCGTTGCGAACCTTTAGTTGCAGCTTTCCAGTATCGACAGGAACTCTTGCGCGGATTGCCGCTTTTACGGGCTCCATCGCAGATTTAAGACCGGGAAGTAATGATCGCCTTGCTTTGGTCGTGCCGAACTCTTGAGCTAATTCTAAAAGCGAATCCTCAAACTCTCGGAAGCCCTTAACCTCAATCTTTCCCATTGGTCACGATCTTTTTGAAGATTAGATCGTTAAGACGAATCACATAATTTACAACTTCGTCTGGTGTCATATCTGGCGCATGATTCTCTGCAATCTTATGGCAAAGCGTGATGTTAATAAGCCTTTGTTGAGGGTACCCAAACCAGTTTTTAGAACCGGTCTGGGCTTGCGTGACTAAGTAAGCCAGCAGATCGTCACTCGCTCTTTGCATGAGCTCTTAGCACAGATAGACAGACGGCTTCGGCCCCGCCGGGGCTGGCTTCCTGTAGGGCGGCATCCACCTCTTGTAAGGTAAAGGGATGCCCTTTTGCCATTGCATGAAGGTCACCCCTGAATTCCGCCATCAGCGCTACTAATTCATCAAGTGTTGTTTGACCAGCCATATTGATTGCCTCGCGGATGAATCGTAAAAGTAACCTGAGCTTCTGCGCCTGGAGCTGGGTCAATCGTCCACTGTGATACACGGCCATTAAAGGCGTAGTTAACGATGTTTGTCCCATCTGTCGCTGAGATTACAAACGTACGGTCAATCGTACCGTTGTAAGCATCTGCGCGAAGCAGAAGAAGGTTTGTGTCTGCTGGATTCCATGCGGCCACAACCGTCATGGAAGTTGGCGCAGATTGAACTGGGATTTTGTCAGACTGACGCGACCCAGCAACCGAGAAGTTAGCAACCGCATCGTCTTGACCAAATGCAGGAATCGCCTCCACTGGAACCAAGTTACCAGAAACGGCAATTGCTGAAGTCGAAGCGTAAACGCTAAGGTTGGCAGTCGTTAAAGGAGTGGGCGCAGCCCCCGGCTGGCAATATAGCGAGGCGCTGAAGCCGGGTAAAACTTTGTTGGGAAGAGCCATTTTTCACCTCACGAAGGAATGTCTAAAGTTGAATCTAAAACAATCTGGTGTAGCTTGCTGTCATTATCGTATGTGTGGAAAAGCCAATCAACGTCTACTTTTGCCACAAAAAATAAGCCGCCAAATGTTCCCTGATAGCCGTGGAGCGCATCGACAATCTGCTGAGCCTTCGAGTAACAGTTCGCCATCTGCTGAGCAAAGACTGTCGCTTGAAAGACAGGTCGATCTATACCCTTGACCGATTGCGGCCCTGTGTAAACCGGCTGATGAACATCTCTAAGTTGCCAAGTAACGAATGTCGGCTCGGTTGCAAAGTTGCGGTTGAACACAGCATAAACCGGAGTTGGTGTACAAACCGAGGTTAGCTGCGCCTGTATCGCTTGCGCGTAAACAACGGCTGAATTCTGGCCCATCAGACTGCAACCGTTGGTTCGTTACGGTAACAAGTAAACGTTACCCACTGCCTATCGTCATGCTCGTAAACCTCAGCGATCCGCCAAGACTTATCGCGGAAGGAAATGCTGTAAGCCTCTTGAGCATCGGAAATCGTACGCATGTTGGGCGTGTAGTTCACGGTGAACTCAATCATGTTGTCGTACTGACGAAACTTCTCAAGCGTTCGAATGCGGTTATGTACAGACTTGGTTTTTGCTCGCGTCTGAAACCATGCGGTCTCTGTCGTTGTCTGCTCGCCAAGATTGGTAAGCCCAAACGTCAGATTGTTGATGGTGATTTGATCGACGCGTAAAACCATCACATCACCAAAGTTTTGTATGGTCTTAACAACTGGTCAATCGCCCAGGGAAGCTGATACTGCTTAGCCTCAGAAATGGCAGACCGATTATTGTAAAAATGCGTAAGCAACATCAGCCCCGCTTGCTTAACCACGGGATACTGACCGATAACACTGCCTTGTAGCGTGTACTGACAAAGCATCGGAGCGGTCATGTAAGTGTTAACGTTATTAGGAACCTCGAAAAGAACTAACTTGTTCCCTGTCGGGTCGTAGTAATACTGACTGCTTGCAATCGTCGTGAGAACCGGAGGGTTCAGGTCGTTGTAATACTTAACCCAGTTGATCGTTACGCCATTTTGCGAGACCTCGGGGAGATCTAGCGAGACCGGAGCTGCCATCAAACCCGAGATCAGATAAGAAGCCTGATACGTTACATTGAAGATTGGTACGCCCAAATAATCCTCAATTGCCATCCGCGCTGCCAGCTCAAGCTGCGACAAAAACTCGTCTTGAGATTCATCCGCAAACAAATTGAGCTGATTGGTGATTTCGTCAAGCGTAAGCCATTGCGTAACCGGATCGCGGGTACTTTGAATGACCTTCGAGTAGTTGAACGGGTTTCTAGAACCCGCTCCGAAATTACCCTGTAGCTGACTTGGCATATTAAGCCCCGATCAAACGGACACCAGCGGTTACATCACGCACAGTCGAGACCAAACGCTTTTCCGCGTAGATCGTGATTGTCCCAGGCTGCGTTTGCTCCATGCGTTGCAACGTCATCTCTGAATGGTCAACGATCCACATAAACCGAGGCCAGTTGGCTAGGTAAATCGGAGAAGCGCCAATTGCAGGAGCGTCTAAGTAGGGATTGACAATAACCGGCCATCCCATGATGTTGACACCCGGGCCCTCGTCTTTTTCGCCAGTCTCAACCAACGCGTAGGAATTACTTGCATGGGTGTATTCACGCAAAGTTTGTAATGCCGTTGGGTGCATCATCCACGCCGTTCCGGGCATTCTCCAAAACTGGCCTGGAAGAGCGTTGGCAACATCAACAAGGCTTTCCCACTCAATGCCGCCGCTGTGCGTATAGCCGACCGTGTTGAGCGTGTGAATACCATTAGTAATAGCGGTCCCCGAGCTGCCATAAGCCGCCGTAGAACCCGCTGTTCCTGCGTACATCTTAAGACCGCGCAAGCCGTTAGTTGCGCCTGTGCTTGTGGTGGTTGATCCTGCCTGATCGTCATTGGTAGCCATCGACGCGGCTTCGATCTGGCTAAATTCCATTGCAAGATCTTCAGCAAGCGCAGCATCAAGACCGTTGATGTCACTCATCGCCGCTGCGCGAATAGGCATCTGAGCGCTAATGACGCGCATGGGAAGCTGCCAAATGCTCGTGGCAATGTTGGGCGATCCGCTGTTAGCGTTTACCGTGTAGCCCCAAGGGTTCGTACTGTTTGCAGCGTTACCAGTCTTTACAACAAACTGAATATCCGAATCTGCCGTCATGGTCTGGTTAGCGTAAACCCGGAAAGGGTTCCAGTAACGCAGACTTGCAAATACATCTTCGTTGTAGACGCGGCCACCAACGCCGGAGCCCGAGCCCGTGAGGGCTGAGGCTTCAGCGAGGTTCACCGTGGCTTTGCCCTCGTGGAGAGCCTGCTTAAGCCCTTCTAAAATTACCTGTCTCATAGTCTCTCCATAGAGGGAGAGGGCTTTCGCCCTCTTAAATTAAGCCGCTGTTCCAGTGGAACGGTAACGTACGCCAGCGTTAGGATCGCGCACAGATGTAGCTGCACGAGTCTCGCCGTAGAACGTGATCGAGCCTGGGAGCGTCTGGTCGTAGCGACGGAGAACCATGCTCAGACGCATAACGATGGTGTGGAACTGCTGCCAGTCCGCAAAGTACATCGGGTAGTAAGACGTTGTACCTGCTGCGCCGGTTGTGGGCTGAGAAGGATTATCAACGTACTTGTTAACAACCACGTCGAAGCCAAGCAACTTACCAACGATGCCATCATCACGGCTCAGACCGTCGATATAGATCGGACGCTTCTGATCGTCAACCAAACCACGGATGCCCTGCAACAAGATTGGGTTAATCATGAATCTTGCTGTTGGCGTCCAATATTGTTGA